CACTGATATCATTAAACTCAGTTGGTTGCGTTCCGCGACATGCTATTACTAAATCTTCTTTGTTCATAAAGCGATATGCTTGTGCGCCTTCTCTATTGTAGAACTCTACAGTTGTAAAACCTAGTTTACGTACTGATTTTTTTACTTGTTCAACATCGTCGTTGTATGCTATACTAGATAGTTTAGCAAACAATAGGCTACGTTGCATTATTGTCATTTCTGTTATCATTTTGTGCCCCCATTTATAAACATATTTAGTTTCATGTTATGCTAAATACAATAAGAGGTAGAGATAATGAGAAAACGTACACGTAGTATTTTAGAAGAATTGAATAATATTCACACATCATCTCGCGGCGACGAGTTTATTCAAAGTACTGGAACAAATATTATTGAAAGTAGTATAAATCTTATACAAAAAATATACGAAACCTATGACGACAAAACAGCCAGTGAGTTAGAGAGACGTTTTCTAAACAGTATTAGAGCAGGCAACAGCAAAAAGTTTGTCACTGGAGTGACCAAAGTCATTGAAAGTAAAAAATAATGGCATTTGAATTTTTACACGACATACAAGAAGCACGTATGACACGTAGCAGTAGAAACCAGCGTATGTTAACATACACTGATTGCAGAGAACGTGCGTTTCTAATATTATTAATGATGCAAGTGATGCGTCATTATAGATCGCATAGAGGTGCAGCAGCCAACTATGCATACAAAACTGTGATGTATAGAGATTACAGTCGTCATAGAGTTGACAGCAGTGATCTTTACAACTTGTTTTATTTCATTACTGGCGACGATGCAGCTCTTAGCAAACTTAAAGACAAAGAAGCAGCAGAAAAAGAACGCAAAGGTGTTTTGCTTGGTGTTGGTAACTTGAATGGTTATTTAAGAAGCATAGCAAAAAATCAAACACCAGAGTCATCTGATATAGATAAACTATTTCAAGTTGAAAAAGAACTGAAAATACAAATAGCTGACTACAAAACACTACGTAGACGTATTGCATCATTTGGCACAGATACACAGAAAGAACGTCAGTTGACTGTGACACGTTTGTTGTTTGCAGGGCGAGCAAGACTTAGCGACAGTGATTTCTTACAACAGTTTACCAAACTTGCATTAGATAAAAACCTTGAAGATCTTAGTAAAACAGATCCTGAATATAGTGTAAGCACACCTGATAATGTTTCGCAAGCAGAAGTACTCAACTATAGATTCTTAGTTCCAGTAAATACACTACCTTTTATTGCAAAGTTTATTGAAAACGCTAGAGCAAGAAAAGCTATTGTATCGCAGTTTGTTCAAGCATATCTTCCGCTAATAATAATGTTAGATGATATTGTTAAGGCAGGTCCTGCATATATAGAACAGTTAAAACAACTGCATAAACGGGCAAAAAAGAATACAAAGAGATAAATAATACTATAAACAAGTACACAGAGTAGTGTATTTGCCATAGAGATATTAGGAGAAATAAAATGGCATCATTCACAAGAGTAAACGGACTAGGTCATGCACATGACACACAGTACAACACAGCACAAATCGTAGGTATGGAAATTGACGCAATCGTTAGTCTCGCAACCAAAGGCGGCGTAGGTTCAACAATCGAAGCGATTGCACAAGAATTTAACCCACTAATGATGAAGTCAGCTGGCACAGCAGGCAAGATTTTGATGGTTGTTGACGGCCACGGCCAGACAGCGGCTTCAATGCAAGAGCGCCTACAAGCACTAGGTACAGTTGATTCAATCGACCTTTCAAGTGCTACAGTTACAGAACGTGACCTAGACGCATATAGCGTAGTATAAGTATTCCTTACCTTAGGAACGTGATTGCTTACACAGGCGTCACACAAAGAAGGGTTCAGTTTTTACTGGACCCTTTTTTTATGGCTGGTAAGTACTAGATGCGTTACTTGCCCGATCATAAGATTACATTTATACACAATCCTAAAACAGCAGGAACTAGTATTAGTCAGTGGCTAGATGATAACTTCAATACAGTAGAAGGTCGCAAGCATGGCAGCTTTAAAGAAGTAGACGAATTCTTTCCAGACACAATATTTAGATTTGGAGTTGTACGCAACCCTTGGGCAAGAATGTTTAGTTGGTACAAGTTTGCAGGCAATGGAGACTTTAAAGATTGGCTGACACAACGCTTAATGTATGGACACAATGATATACCTTCAATGGGTATGACATTCAAACCACAAGTAAGCTGGAGCAGACAACGGTACAACTTGGGTACACCGCAAGCTGACTGGCTAGGAGATGCAATCAACCTTACACTGCGATTTGAAACACTTGAACAAGACTTCAAAGAAGTACAACGTATACTAGGATGTGATAAGCCATTGCCATTTTTAAACGCAACAGACTTGACAGACTACAAAGATTACTATACAATGGAGTTAGCTGAAGAAGTTAAAAACATTTTTATCAAAGATGTTATAAGATATGGATATAAATTTTAATGTTTGAATTATTTACTGTTGTTGATATTACAGAAACCGGAGCCCGACGAGGCGATCCAAGGTTATTGGAGCATCAGCAGCAAAACTATTTAACAGTAATGAACACGATTGGACTTAGAGCTAATCCTACTATTGTTAAAGCACCGCACCTTTATGAAAAAAACATCAAGTTTGGTAAAAACATTTCTGCTAAAAAAGTTTGGAGGATGGTATTTGATATTGAATACGGCGCACACAGTCTTGATATGTTAAAACTAGACTTTCAGTTAGTGCCTTTTATCAAAGAACTTACAGAAAATACGAAACTAAACGATCCAGTATTTCAAACCAATGGCAATGATTTAAATATTGTATTTAAAGAAATGGATAAATAACATTAGTATTCTATATACTTAGGCATTTATTTTAGGTAACGAAAAGGCTATTTCCTGTCGTAAATATATTGGAGAAATGAATGTCGACCACACAGCTCGAAAGAGAATCACTAGAAGCACACGTAGATCTATGTGCCATTCGTTATGAAGCACTAGACGGTCGATTAACTAATGTAGAAAAGAAACTAGACGGTATTGCAGATCAAATGACAGCTGGACAAAACAGCCTAGCAAAAGTAATCATTGGTGCAGCCGGAACAATAGTAGCAGGACTGTTGTCAACAGTTGTTGTTATATTAATGCAAATGAGTTGATACACAATGAAGATTAATGAAATTACACTTGATGAGAAAATGGCCTGGGCAAAGCGTGGCAACAAAGTTGTGCGTAAGTTTAGATGTACCTCAGGTCCTCGTACAGGAAGAATAGTTTCAAAAATAGGTCAATGTTTTGCTGCACCTGACATGAAAAAGCGTGTAAGATTAAAGTTGACAAAAGCAAGACTTGGTGCTAAAATGACACGTAAAGCTAAGAAGACCAAACGTATTAATCCAGCAAGCAAACGAGTAAAGGCAATGAACAGATGAGCAATACTAATACTCCAGACATGCGAGCATACATCGATATACTCAGTGAACAAACGTATGGCGAAAACGCTATGGGCGAAGACCCAGTTAGAGCAGCACAAGATCAACTTAAAGCAGCACAAGAAGGTGTAAAGACAGCGCAAGCAAATATGAAAGCAGCACAAGATGCAGTTAGAGCAGCACAAGATGCAGTATCCAACGCTAGACGTGCAGCATCTGCTCCACAACCAACTGCTCCAGTAGCACCAGCGCCAACAGGGCAACCAGGCGCACCAGCAGCACAACCAACTATGCCGGTTACTCCAGGTACTACACCAGCAGCATGAAAATCAACGAATTAATATCGAGCTTTGAAATCTATACAACCATCGAAGAGGGCAAGTTGTTAGACAAAATCAAAGGCACGGTAACACCAAATCAGTTTACAGAACGAGAAGTAAGGGTTATTGAAGCTCTTATTAAAAAGAGTTTAATATCTAAAAAAATCGAAGATGGAAAAGTGTACTTGGTGAAAAATGGAAAACCTTACTAAACAGTTATCCTACATTATTGATGTAGGAACAAGAAAGAATCCTTTGCCTATGCGTAAAGGAAACAGTATCCGTATAGGTATTGTAGCCATAAGATACAGCACAAACAAAGGATACCTACTATTTGACTGTGAACAAGGCAAGCAAGTGCATCTAGCATCGTCGAAGCCTGGTGCATTAGCTATAGCAAAACTTTACAATGCAAAACAAAACTATAAAGATGCAATAATACATGATCGTAAATACGACAAACATGATACTGATTGTATGTTTTATGAGCATTTGATTGATAGTACATCAGATAACTTTAAACTAGATCTTGCACAAATAAGATTAAGCGTAAGCGAATCTCGTCGAGACAAATCCTACAACATTTTAGAAGGCATCATCTTTGAATAGATGATAAATAAAAGTAATAGCAATCAGGAAAGATTACAATGAACATTAGTGAATTCGCAAAACCAGTAACCTCAAAGGCACTAAATGAAAGCCTAGCCAAGCGTTTTGGTAAAAAAATCAAACTAGAGAACTTCAGTTTGACACAGTTGCAAGATGCAAGAAACAAACTACGCACACAGCTTAGTCAAATAGAAATGAATGAAAACTTCAACTCAGTTGTAAACAGTGAAAACTATCAAAAGAACAAACTGTTCTTGGATGTTCTTAATGCAGAGATCAGTGAGCGTGGTGATATTGAAGCAAACTCATTAGAAGAAACACAAGTCAATGAAGGCGCAGAAGACCAAGCAGAGATTGTTATGGCTGCTAAAGATATGGTTGACCGTGTTACCAACTGGATGGAAGACACAGCAGAAATGCAAACTGAATCAATGCTCGAACTTGCTGATGCTATTAGAGACGAAATGGGCGTTGATCAAAGTCAAGCATTTGTTGGAGGCATCAAGCCAGCACTAGAAGCATTGTACCAAACAATGGAACAAGCACGTGAAAGTCTAAGTCAAGGCGTTGCACTATTAACAGGCGAAGGCCAAGCACCAGCAGCAATGGGCGCAGAAGACCCAGCAGCAATGGATCCAGCAGCTGAACCAGCAATGGAACCAACAGTTGATATGGATGCACCAGCACCAGGTGAAGGTGATGTAGCAGCACCAGCAGCAGGCGGCGAAGAGCCAGCAGGCCGTCCAGCTAGATAATGAAAATATCAGATATCATTAACGAAGGCATCAGTCCTAAACTATACATGGTATTAAAGCAACTTCAAACAAATGGAGTTGCTCGTATTAAGATGGATGATCTTAATAAAAAACTTGCAGGTATGGGACTTGAAGCATTTTCATCTGATACCTTTGCACTACAATACAATGATCCACGCATCAAGAAGTTGATTAAAAACTTCAACGACGATGAAGTAATGTTCAACCAAGACTCAGTTGATGCATTACCACAAGGTTCACCAGACGGAAAAGCAGTTGACCAAATGGCAAAACGTGCAACTGATGTAGGCAACTCATTATAAGGTTGACAAGTGCCTGATCCTATTATAATATAAAGTATGACATTAATAAACCCTAAGTACACGTATGAAAAACTCAAGCGTGTAGAAGTCGACGGCAAGCGTAGATATGCTGCCCCCGGCGGCCCACCTGTAGCAAGTGTAACAACCATCCTCAGCGGCACCAAAGACATGACACATTTGCATGAGTGGCGCAGGCGTGTAGGACATGCTAAAGCACAAGAGATTACAACAGAAGCAGCAGGGGTAGGCACCCGTATGCACAAATACCTTGAAGACTATGTTGACAATGGTGTTTGGACAGAGAGTGCAGGCAGCAATCCTTATGCACAACAAGCATACAAAATGGCGTGTGTAATACGTGACGAAGCAATGGTGCATGTTGATGACATTTGGGGCAGCGAAGTTCCACTTTATGTTCCTGGCATTTATGCTGGCACTACTGATCTAGTAGGACAGTACAAAGGCAATCCTTGCATAATGGATTTTAAACAAACCAACAAGCCTAAAAAGCCTGAATGGGTAGAAGATTATTATCTACAGCTTACAGCGTATGCACTAGGACACAATGAAATACATGGCACAGACATACGTGAAGGGCATATCTTTATGTGCAGTCGCGGCTTGGAGTATCAGCAGTTTGATCTATGGCCAGATGAGTTTGCAGAATGGGAACAAGAATGGTGGAATAGGTGCAGACAGTATTACGAAAAGAATGGCTGATGCTCAAACAAACACTATATCATCATACACACAATGTAACAGGTAAGAAGTATTTAGGTCAAACTACTAGAGATCTGAATGTTTATAAAGGCTCAAGTGTTGACTGGCTTGCTCACTTAGATGAGTATGGTGAAGATTATAGTACTGAAATACTTTTTGAATCTAAGGATAAGAAGAAGTTTGAAGAAGTTTGCAAATATTATAGTAACGAGTTTAATGTTGTAGAAAGTACTGAATACTTTAACAAAACACCCGAACACGGAGGTTCGCTTGGTGGCAATGCTAATCCTAACTACAAAACTGGAAAGTACACAGGACGTTTAGATGATCCTGAACTATACAAACAACTAGATAAGAAAAAACATGCTGACACTTGGGCAACTGTTAGAACACGAACACATCCTAGAATGAACTTCTTTTATCATAAACGCATGGGCAATAAAGAACGTGCTGAATACTATTGGAATATATGGTACAACATGGCTCCAAAGAAAAGCAATAATAGACAAGCACTTTGGTCAACTGATACATTTGAAATGTGGTATGATCGTAAGAGCAATGACTTGGACTTTAGGGCTAAATACTACTAATAACGCATTAGGAGTATAGCATGGCTATTGTACAGATTTCAAGAATCCAGCACCGCCGAGGTAGAAAGAATCAAGGAAGTGGAATACCACAACTTGCTTCAGGCGAAATAGGTTGGGCGATTGATACGCAAGAAGTTTACATTGGTAATGGCGCAGTAAGTGAAGGCGCACCAGCAGTTGGTAACACTAAACTACTAACAGAAGCAGACAATCTATTAAGTCTAGCAGGACAGTATGCATATAAAAGAGACGAAATACAAACAGGTGTTGCGTTAGCATCTCCAGTAGAACGTACTCTACAAGCAAAGTTAGATGATCGTGTAAGTGTTAGAGATTTTGGTGCAATGGGCGATGGAACAGACCAAACAGAAAAACTACAACGTGCTATCGATCAGTTGTTTATCAACAGTGCAACCAAAGGATTATACAAAAGTCGTGCAACACTTTATATTCCAGCAGGCGAATATCTTATTAGCTCACCAGGTTTAAGGATACCACCATATGCAAACATCGTTGGTGACGGCATTGACAAAACATTCTTAAACAGTTCAGGCGCAACTCCTCCTGAAAACATCTTCCGCACAGTAAACGAAGAAAGTATTCCAGGTACATATGCTGATGCAAGTACAACAACCTCAGCCAACATGGCTCGTTTTGTACGTATAGAAGGCATGTCAATATTTCACAACAGTAACGGCGGAGCATTGTATCTTGAAAACTGTCAAAATAGTATGTTTACAGATATAAAAATTTCAGCAGGATGGGGAACAGGCGATGGCGTAACCAGCGAAGGTGAGCCTAGCTCAAACCTAGTTGGTATTGTAGTTTCTAACGGTAGCGTAGCAACAGCAACTTCTGATTATAATATATTTAAAAACGTATTCATTAATGGGTTTGCTTGTGCAGTATACAGCGAATACGATATTAATAATAATAAATTCTTAGGTGGCAATGTCAATACTTGTGGTTTAGGATTTGTGCTAGGTGCCGATCCTACTTCAGTGCCACCAGTTGGAAAAACAAATGGTGCTCAGTATACTATGATTGAAGATTATGTATTTGACATTGTTGACAAGCAAGGGTTGTATGTACGCACAGGTAACTTCAATATTAGTCAAAACAACACATATCTAAACGTAGGACGTGATGGCGGCAGTAGTGTAGTTGTAGAACCAGTGATTGAATTCTATCGTACTGCTTCTTCAAATGGCATTGGTGATGCTGGACATATTGATATGGATAATAATAAAAGTATCAATGATTACTTCCAGCGTACGGCTGAACTAACAGTTGATCCACTTTATTTTAGTCAAGACTATTTTCCAGAAGTACATGGGTCAAAACGCATTGAACTATCACAGCCAGTAAGAACCAGTGTTGGTGTAAAACTAATAGCAGAAACGGCTATTAGATTACCATCTGATCAGCAAAGAGGTGTTATTGCATTAGAGTACACTTATCGTGCTGAAGAAAATGCTGGACCAATAATGCAAAGCGGAGTGTTAACTGTAACCTATAACAAATCTAATTCACAAGTTACAATGTCAGATGAACATACATTTACCGGTAACCCAAGTAAAGTAGGCTTGTTGACTTTTAGTGTAAAAGGAAATTCGTTTCAAAATGGTGGAACAGAAATACACTTAGATATTGTAAATCAAATGCTAGATAACCTAAGTCCAGAAACAGACGAGTTAGAGTTCACAATTAAATATATAAATTGATGTTTGATAAAACTTATGTAGATCGTTTAAGACTATGGAAAGACCTTCGTTCAACTTTAGAACAAAGCAAAGATCCGTTTGGCGACACTATCGAGTTTTGGAATAATGCACCATTGAGTAGCATAGCAGCAGATCCGTATGATAAAGATACCTGGCCTACTCCTTGGGAAATGATTGAAGAAAATCGTTACTGTGATTTTACAAAAATATTGGCAATATACTACACTTTACAGTTAACTGATCGCTTTTCTAACAGTCGTTTTGAGATACATATTACACTAGACGAAAAAGAAAGTGTATTAAGATACCTTCTTTTCGTTGACAATCTAACGATAGGGTATTACTATAATAAGAGTATTGATGCAGAAGATTTACCAAGTCTGAAATGTCAAATGCAGCATAACACACTACCAACTTATTACTAAATACCAAATAGACAAAAAGGAAAAGATAATGATTCAAGTTACTAAACGTAACGGGCGCAAAGAGACTCTCGATATTGAAAAGCTACACAAGGTTGTGTTTTATGCATGTGAAGATATTACAGGAGTTAGCCCAAGCGAAGTAGAAATAAAGAGTCAGATTCAGTTCTATAATGGTATAACTAGTAAAGAAATCCAAGAAACACTTATCAAAGCAGCAGCTGATCTTATCAGCGAAGAGACTCCTAACTATCAATATGTTGGTGGCAGACTTGTTAACTATGCGCTACGCAAAGAAGTGTACAATGGATTTGAACCATGTCATGTCAAAGAGTTAGTTGAGCGTAATACAGTAAATGGATTTTATGATAGTGAACTAGGTACAAAATACAGCGACGAAGAGTGGGATAAGATCAATACGTTTATCAAGCACGATAGAGATGAGAACTTAACTTATGTTGCTATGGAACAGTTGCGTGGCAAGTATCTATGTCAGAACAGAGTAAGCGGCGAAATATTTGAAACACCGCAGATGTGCTACATTCTTATCGCAGCAAGTCTTTTTCAAGACTATCCAGTTGATTCCCGCTTGCAATGGGTAAAAGAATATTACGATGCTATTAGTTTACACGACATTAGTTTACCTACTCCTGTGATGGCTGGTGTACGTACACCTCAACGTCAGTTCAGTAGTTGCGTTCTTATTGAAACTGATGATAGTCTTGACAGTATCAATGCTACTGCTGCCTCTGTTGTTAAGTACGTTTCACAAAAAGCAGGCATTGGTATTGGTGGAGGAAGTATCCGTGCTATTGGGTCTCCTATACGTAAAGGCGATGCTTATCACACAGGAATCATTCCATTCTACAAGCACTTCCAAAGTGCAGTAAAGTCATGTAGCCAAGGTGGTGTACGTGGTGGCGCAGCAACTATTTACTATCCGGTATGGCACTTGGAAGTAGAAGACATGCTGGTGCTAAAGAACAACAAAGGCACTGAAGAAAACCGTGTACGACACATGGACTATGGTGTACAGTTCAACAAGTTGATGTATGAAAGACTTATTACAGGCGGCGACATTACACTATTCTCGCCTGCTGATGTACCAGGATTATACGAAGCGTTCTTTGCAGACCAAGACAAGTTCCGTGAGCTATATGAAACAGCAGAGCGCAACACACGACTACGTAAGAAAACAGTTAAAGCCAGTGATTTATTCAGTAGCTTCATGGAAGAGCGTAAGAACACAGGTCGTATTTATTTACAGAATGTAGACAATGCTAACGACCACGGTAGCTTCCTACCAGAGGTTGCGCCTATTAGACAATCAAACTTGTGTGCAGAGATTGACTTACCTACAAAGCCGCTTAAAGATCTAAACGATCCAGAAGGCGAGATTAGCCTGTGTACTCTTAGTGCAATCAACTGGGGTAACATTAAAACACCAACAGACTTTGAACGTGTGTGTCGTTTGGCAGTGCGTGGACTTGATGCACTACTAAGCTATCAGAACTATCCAATCCTAGCAGCACAGTTGAGCACAGAGAAGCGCCGTCCTTTAGGTGTTGGCATTATTAACTTTGCATATTGGTTAGCCAAGCATGACTTAACTTACCAGCACATTGATACAGCAGGACTAGAACTAGTCGACGAGTATGCCGAAGCATGGAGTTACTACTTGATTAAAGCAAGTGCAGACCTAGCAGCAGAGCAAGGTGCACCAAGCGGCAACATGGAAACAAAATACGGACACGGCATCACTCCTAATCAAACATACAAAGCAGACGTAGACGAACTAATCAAGCATAGAGAACGTCAAGACTGGAAAGGCTTGCGTAAACAACTGAAACAAACAGGCATCCGTAACTCAACACTAATGGCACTTATGCCAAGTGAAACAAGTGCGCAGATTGCAAATGCAACCAACGGCATTGAGCCTCCACGTAGTTTGATTAGTGTAAAGCAATCAAAGCATGGCGTACTAAAGCAAGTTGTTCCTGAGTTCAAGCGTTTAAAAAACAAGTATGACCTACTGTGGGATCAACAGTCTCCAGAAGGTTACTTGAAGATTATGGCAGTATTACAGAAGTATATCGATCAAGGCATTAGTATTAACACAAGTTACAATCCAATCTTCTTTGATGACGAAAAGATTCCAATGAGTACAATGCTACAACACATGTTGATGTTTTACAAGTATGGAGGCAAACAGTTGTATTACTTTAACACTAATGACGGGCAAGGCGAACTTGATATTAGTAAGCTAATGGGAGACCATGCTTTACCAGAACTAGAGCAAGCAGTAGTTGATGATGAAGATTGCGAAAGTTGCACAATATAAAACTTGACATGCTATTCGTAGCATGTTATAAACACATGAAGATAACATATTAAGGGAAACACACAGATGAGCGTCTTTGACACAGCAAACAAAGCAGACCATACCAAGGTTACTGCATTTTTAGACCCAACCGGCGGTCCTACAATTCAGCGTTACGATACGCTAAAGTATAAAAGTTTTGACAGCCTAACTGACAAACAGCTAGGATTCTTTTGGCGACCTGAAGAAGTAGACATCTATCAAGATGCAAAGGACTTTAAGGGTCTTAGTGAGCACGAGCGTCACATCTTTACAAGTAACTTAAAACGTCAAATCCTACTAGACAGTGTGCAAGGTCGTGCGCCAGTAGAAGCGTTTGCTCCTATTGTAAGTTTACCCGAGATTGAGAACTGGATCCAAACATGGACGTTCAGTGAAACAATCCATTCACGTTCTTATACACATATTATCCGTAATGTGTACAGCAACCCTAGTAAAATCTTTGACGAGATGATGAACATTGAAGAGATTGTAGATTGTGCTGGTGACATTTCAAAGTACTACGATGACTTGATCGAACAGAGCAGTTGGTATAATCTATTAGGTGAAGGCACACATACAGTTAATGGTAAAAAGATTAAAGTTGATCTTTATGAGCTAAAGAAACTTTTGTGGCTTACACTAATGAGTGTTAATATCCTTGAAGGTGTGCGTTTTTATGTGAGCTTTGCATGTAGCTGGGCGTTTGCAGAGATGAAGCAAATGGAAGGCAATGCTAAGATTATTAAACTTATTGCCCGTGACGAGAACTTGCACCTAGCAAGTACACAGATGCTGTTGAAGATTCTCAAAACAGATGATCCTGTGTTCGAACAGATTGCAAAAGAAACAGAACAAGAATGTATTGATATGTTTGTTGATGCAGTTGATCAAGAGAAAGCATGGGCAGACTATTTGTTCAAAGACGGATCAATGATTGGGTTGAATACACAGTTGTTGAGCGATTATATTGAATGGATTTGCACACGCAGAATGACTAACGTAAATCTTAAAAGCCCATACAGTGTAAAGTCAAATCCTTTGCCGTGGACACAGAAATGGATCTCAGGTGCAGATGTACAAGTTGCTCCGCAAGAAACAGAGATTACAAGTTATGTTTCAGGTGGCACAAAGCAAGATGTTGCAGCAGATACATTCAAAGGCTTTTCATTATGATAGAGATATATGGTAAAACACAATGCCCGTTCTGTGATAGAGCAAAGGCATTGTGTGAACAAAGACAGTACAACTTTAAATACTATCAACTTGGTGTAGACTTTACACGTGAAGAAGTATTAGAAATGTTTCCAGGCGCTCGTACCTTTCCGCAAATCAAAGTAGGCGGTAAGAGTATCGGCGGTTGGGACAAGTTTCCACAGTATTTAGAAGACACAGGTTATAACGGCACAGGACACACATTATGATTATTGAAGCACCATACAAAGCAACTGATACAGTCACTATTCGTACAACAGCAGGCGAAGAGATTGTAGGCAGATTTGTAGAAGAAGATGCTACCACTATAAAAATCACCAAGCCACTAGCACTACAAGCAAGTCAGCAAGGCATTGGAC